GAGTATTCCGCATTAATTAAGTACCCTTTTAAAGTATTATCATGAGATATGTCTAACTCAACCGTAAACTCAAATGGCAGTCTTCCAAAAGAATAACCAGTCCCTTCATCGTTATCAGGTAAGTAAAAGTCACCCTCTTCATTTGATTTGATAATATTAACAATGTCTTTAACAACTTCTCTTATAGGTTGTCTTGTCATTTTTTGTTCTTGTAAACTTTCTTTATTATTACCCTCAATTTCTATTGTTTCAATTGAAACTCTAATATCATTATCAAACATACTTAGTATTGAGATAATTTCTTCAGTTAAAGTATGTCTAAAATAATACATGTTTTCCTTAAAGAATTTATTCAAAAAATCCCCATTTAAACCTCTTCTTAAAAAGATTATTCTACTCAGGTCGTCTCTAAAATTCATCAATTTAACGGATATTTTTATGTAGTCATAATATTCACCAACACTAATCATTTTTTTGTAACCTAAAATTTTGAACTTATAATCAAAATCAACTTCTCCAGGTAAATCGTAGTGATATATTCCTCGATTGTATGTAAAAGTTTTATTCTCTAAAAAACCATTTAATCTATTAATTTCTTTTTCTGTGAGCATATCTATAAATACTCCTATTGTCTTTAAATTTGTTTTTAATTATATTTCAAACATGGAACTATTAAATACTCATCCAATAAAAAAATCAGATTTAGGGTTTCACGGTAATTTATTCGGAGGTAAACTACTGGCATGGATTGATGCGTCTGCCGCGGGATACGCCATGCAATTATGTGACACACCTAGAATGGTTACAGTATCAATTGATAAGTGTAATTTTGAAAAACCCGCAAAAGAAAGTCAACTTCTTAAGATTTATGGTCAGCCGACAGACGTTGGTAACACATCAATTTCAATCTATATGGAAGCAAGAGCTCATAATGTTTACACAGGTAAACAAATATTAGTTCTCAAAACAAATATTAAGTTTGTTCATATAGATGAAGAAGGAAATCCAATTCCAATAGGAGAAAAAGGTAGAAGAAGAATTATAAAATTTTTAGAAAACAAAGAAAATGAAGAATCAAAAGTTTGATTTTAAAGATATAACTATTGTTCCTGAAACAATAAGTTCAATTGAAACAAGAAGTGTTATTGACATTTTTGATGAAAATGGGAAGTTACCTATTATGGTTTCTCCTATGGATACAGTAATTGACGAATATAATTGTGACGTATTTTCAGAAGAGGGTTTAAATGTTTGTATGCCAAGAGGTATTAACCCTGAAAATGATGACTTTTTTATGTCGATATCTTTGGACGATTTTGAAAAAATGGTTGAGTGGTTTGATGACAGTGAAATCCAAAAAGAACCTGTAAAAATCTTAGTGGACATTGCTAATGGTCATATGGAAAAACTATTTAATTTAACTAAAAAATTTATTAACAAAAGAAATTCTGAAAACCAAAAAATAATGGTTGGTAATATTGCTAACCCTAATACTTACCGTAAATTTGCGGAATTAGGTGTTGATTATATTAGAGTGGGTATTGGTGGTGGTAGCGGGTGTTTAACTTCTGCAAACACTGGAGTTCATTACCCAATGGCATCATTAATAAATGAATGTTATTTAATAAAAAAATCTAATGACTTCAAAACCAAAATAGTTGCGGATGGAGGTTTTAAAAATTATGATGACATTATTAAAGCAATCGCTTTAGGTGCAGACTATGTTATGTTAGGAGGAGTTCTAAATAAAACTTTAGAATCTTGTTCACAAACTAAACTATTTAAACTATTCCCATTAAATGATAATGACGCGGAAATATTTTGGAATAAAATTCCTTTTCTTAGAAAATTTTTCTATAAAAAGTTTAGAGGTATGAGTACTAAAGAAGTACAGATTAAATGGGGTAAATCTAAATTAACCACTTCAGAAGGTATTGTTAAGTACAATAAAGTTGAATATACTTTGAAGGGGTGGACGGATAATTTTAAAGATTACTTAAAATCCGCAATGTCATATACCAACTCAAAAAATTTGGATGAGTTCAAAGGCTCTGAATTTGTTTTCATAACTCAAAATGCCTTGAGCCGTTTTCATAAGTAATTTGTATTTATCTTTGTGAGCAAAGAAAAATTTGAGTTTTATTTACTTAAAGGTTATTATAATACCTATAATATTGGTATTAGAATATCTCAAATTTTACAGATTCTTATTTGAAGATAACTTTAACGTTTAAATCACCATTCCCTTTAATCACTCTGTGATATTCTCCTTCAGGTATATAATACTTTTTACCTTTAATTAATTGTATAGGTAATTGGTTATCCATTTGTAATTGCCAATCAGTTTCATTAAGTGGTATAACAACTCTATCTTGGTCATCAGTATGCCACTTTAATTCAGATTCATTAACATCTTTTGAAAACGTTCTAATCTTAAAATTTTGTTTTACTTTTTCCTTAAACGGTAAGGTTTCCATATTACCAACTTCTTGATGACTTTAATCCTAATTTTTTTCTATATCTTGACACATTACAACTCCAATATCCTGCGGTAGTTCTATCTTTCTTTTGGTCACATTTATGACGAGCTCTAAATGATTTCGCCCTACCTTTACTTGCGTTTTTGATTCTTAAGTTAGGGTCTCCAAAAGTTACTTTTTTAATTGTACCTTTAGGTGTTTTAACATATACTGCGAATTTTTTAGGTCCTCCAGGTGTTCTGAATGGACTGTTTAATTTGACATTTTTACCTCTATGTTTTGCCTCAGTAATTATCTCCCACAAATCATCTTCATATATCGGAGCATCTAAATAAACCTCTTCACCGTTCTCTAAAAGAACTTTTTTACCTAAATCAGACTCAACTAACCATGTGTCCTCGTCATTTAATCTTAACAAATTTTTATTATATAATTCTCTAGCTTCATTAATTAGACTAAAATAACTTTCAGAATAAATCCTGAAAACATTCTCACTAAGACTTAGTTTATTATCTAAATGGTATTTCATTTCATTAGAAACTTTTATGTTTTTAACTAATGACATTGGTGGATTAGTTTCTTCCTTCAGAACTTTCTGTATGATAAGGTCTATTTTGTCCATATAAATTGTGTTTTTATAATAAATATTCTTATATTTGTGAATATGGAAAAAATACTCTACATAGTTCGAGGAGTACCTGGTTCGGGTAAGTCCACATTCGCAAGACAATTAACTTCAAATGTATTTGAAGCCGACCAATACTTTATTGATAATGAAGGTAATTACAATTTTATACCTTCAGAAATAAAAAATGCTCATGCTGAATGTCAAGATGATGTAAAATCGGCAATGTCGTCAAGCATACCAAAAATTGCGGTATCAAACACTTTTACTCAAGAGTGGGAAATGAACCCTTATTTAGAATTAGCTAAACAATTTGGGTACGTAGTGTTTACAGTTATTGTTGAAAATAGACATGGGGGTAAAAATGTTCATGGAGTTCCTGAAGAAAAAATTGAATTAATGAAAAATAGATTTGAAATTAAACTATGAAAACATTTTTAAATTTAGTCTTTGGAATAATAAAAATTTTTGTATTCTGTAAAGTCGGGTATCTACTTTACATGAATGTTATCGACCCATTAAATTACCCTTTAGAAAAACTAACTTGGTGGATTTATTTTTTAATTTTTGATTTTTGGGCTCACTATATGTTTAATAGAGACGAAGAATAAATCTTATTTAGATAATTTTCGAAAATAAAAATACAGTCCAAAAAATAGTCCCGAGATACAATATAAAATTAAATTTGCGTACCATAAACTCCCTGTTAGAGTATAGAGATAGTATTGTACGGCATCGAATCCAAACGGATTGAAGAACATTGCCAACATGAGAAATTTTACGGATAAATTTTCTAAGAAAATCTTTCTCCATGTTCGAATAACTACACTCATCTTCCATGTACAACTATTTAATTTTTATGGGTTCACCTGTTAATTTTAGTGTCCAATAATAAATATTATTATTTCCAAATAATTCTTCCTTATTAATATATTTATAAAGAAAGAATATTAAAATGGGTAAAACTTATATAAGCGAATCTAAATTAAGAAAAATTATTAGAGAGCATTTACTAGAACAAACTAGTATAGAACCAAAAAAAGAGGAAAAACAAAGATGTGTTCCTGAAAACGTAACTCCTTTGGACGAAATTGTAGGTCCTTCAGATAACTTTAAAAATTACACAAGTAACCTATACAAAAGAGAAGGAGGTATCAACGGTATGGTTGATACTTTAGATATGTTACGAACTTTGAGATTACATAATGTAAAGGATGGTGGAGAACATTTGGCATACAACCTAATGAATCATTTAAACAAATATAGAAATAAAAACTATTTTGACGAAACTGATGGTGGTTGTGTAAAAGCAATGGATAAAGTTATTGAGTTATACAAAGAGAACGAACATGGTGAAGAATTAGTTAAGGACATTGAGAAGGTTTTAAGACATTCTGACCCGACTCCAAGAGCAAAAGAATATTTAAAAAGATGTTTAACTTTAGTTAAAGAAAAATAATCCCTTTAATAGGGACTTTTAGGACCGTTATCGTTATGGTAACAAATAAAAGGGAAGGTTCGCTACCATTCCCTTTTTTTATTGTTATTAATATATTTATAGTAAACAAAAAAAATATGAATTCTAGAATATTAAATGAAGAGTTATATAAAATGAAACACTTGTTTGGGTATCAAAGAGGCGTTGTCATTAGCGAACAAGAGTACGATTCTCCAAATTGGAGGGGTAAATCTAAAGGAGATATGGACTTAACCAATCCTTATGGTAAATACGCGATTAATGTCGGGTATGAAGGTAAAAAGTATACTCTAACTTCAATATCACAAGCTCCAAGAATTACTAGTGAAAAAAAGGTGGAAACATTTGAAAAACCTGGAGATGTTACCCTTCAAAAATTAGACTTATCCAAAAACGCTTTCCCTTATCCTGATAATATGATAGGTCCTAAATTTGAATCTTTTCCTGAAGCTCAAAAAGTTTATGAAAATTTCGTAATGAGTTTGAGAGATTTTATAAATGCGGGAGGGATTAACAACATTAAATCAATTAAAATACAAGGTACTGCAGATGCCGCCAGACCTACTTTAGATGTACCAAAAGGTTATTCGTCATTAGACCATTCATTAGTGGGTGATAACTCTCCTTATGGCGGTTTGAAAAGTGATTTAGAAAGAAACCAATACCTTGCAGATAATAGAGCGAAAGTACTTGGTAATATGATAATTGACAGAATTAAAAAAGAGACTGGAGTTGATATTAGTTCAAAAATACAATATATTAAAGGGATAAATTATTTTGGTCAACAAGATAAACGAGGGTTTGAATTTAAAAAGGTTACTGTTGAACCTGACTACACTCAATTAAGTAGAAAAGAAAAAGTAGGCCAAACAACTACAGGTTCATCGAGTAACTCAACTGCAACGCCAGAATCAAATTCTTTTATAGATTTAACTCAGTTTGGGTCTAAAAAAATACCTGTTAAAATGATTAACAGAGCTGGAGGACAAGTAGCAGCAATCGCAAGAAAAGTTTCCGATGAAAACAAACTATTAAACATAAAAGAAGGTGGTTTTTTACCGTTATGGACTGTTGAGGGTTTAAACCAAAAAAGTACTGTAAGAGGTGAAATTAGAAATGGGGAGTTATTTGTTGATAATATTTCTTTTGGTAAAATAGTGTATATAGACCCTAGTGAAATAAGTACTGATTATGATAATAGGTCAGAATCAACCACAAGATATGTAACAGTAGGTAGACCTGTGATAATAGGTGGAGACGAAAATTACGATTTTGTTAGAACATTAAAATTCGCGTTTAGTGAATTATAAAAAAAGGGGTTAATACCCCTTTTTTTATTCTAAATAGTAAGTAAAAAAACCTGTAACAAAGAAGTTAAAATAACCACTTTTTTGTGTTGAGGTAGTTGAGAAGAATCCGTATTGTTTACCAGGGACTGTAATATGACTTAACATAACCACTTTATGTGGTAAGGATGATAGAAATGCGTTAATAGTTTGTTGAGCTAAATCTTCATAAGTAATCTTATGACTCTTACCGCAGAAAAAGTTATAACAAATTTCACCATGATATGTCTGATTCAATTTATTCCCTTTGGAAAAATAATTAAATCTGTCTCTAGGGCCTGAAAGAATTACTCCTCTAAAGCTTTTGTCATTATCATGACATACTACCGAGTATGTTGACATGTAGTCTACTTGATATTGAGATGACAATTTACAGATATCATCTTTAATACGACTTTTTGCTCCGACTTTGGCTCTTTCCTCGTTATGTTTTTGAAAAATCAAATCATTAAGTAATGTGTAATTCACATTATTTAAATCAATAGTGTCGTTTTTTGTTTGGGAAAACCCGAAAACAAAAATGAACATGGCGGCAAGAGTGAGAATATTTTTCATACTTCAAATATACAATGAAAAAAGTAAATAGCAAAATATTTATCCATAAAAATAAATAACTATGGCAGCAAAAACAAAATCAAATTCCAATTCAGTTAAAATTAGTTTTGGTAAAAAAACAGTAGGTAAACTGAAAAAAAAATACGGACCTAAAGAACAAAAACCAAAAGCGTATAGAGGTCAAGGTCGTTAATATAGTTTTTTTCACAAAAAAGTAAATATTTATAATTAAAAAAACTATGAAAAAATTTTTTAATCAGTTGTTCTGTGACAACAATTCAATTAACGAAAAATCAGTTGTTGGTTTTATCGCGTTTTTAATGATGTGTTTATTTGCGGCAGCAGATATTGCAACGGGTTTCATGGGTAAACCATTAGTAGTTAATGAATTTATTTTCAACTCGTTTCTAATCTTAGTTTTAGGTTCTTTTGCAATCGGGTCTGTTGATAAGTTCATCAACAAAAAACACGGTAGTTCTGACACACCAAGTGATGAAGTTACTGAGTAATTTAAAAACCCCTCTCATGAGGGGTTTTTTATTTTAGAAACTCCAAAACTTTACCTTTAATTCCTGATTGTTTTAACCCTTCATTACCTTTAGGTGTTAGAACAAAATTATCTAATCCCCATTCATGTTCAAAACTAACACTGTAATATTTTCCTGTTTTACCCATGTTAAGGTCATCAATTGCAACCCAATGAGTAATTTCAGGATGGTCTTGTAAATATTGTTTAATCTCAAGTGAACGAGTTTGTTCTAAATCCCACTGACGAGACCAAGGAAAAGTTTCGTTGTCATAATTTGTACATTCACTTAGATTTGGTGTAAACGCTATAGGTTTTTTAGTAATTCCCTGTGATTCATAGTACTCACCCATTTCCTCAACATTTGACAAACGTTTCCAATCTGAAGACACAACAATTTCAGCACCTGTTTCTTCAAGTATTTCATTGAGTACTTTAATAGCTTTCTTATCAAAATCATCAAAACGAACAGATACTGGAGCCTCTTTTTTTTCCTTACTACTGTCGGGATTTTGACTACGGTATTTTGACCATTTTTTTGTTCGTCCACCCCAATTGTTGGAAAGGCAAATTACTCCATCGTGGTCTAAAAATATTACTTTCATTTTGTTATTAAAAAATATGTTATTACTGTCTGTATTATAACCGCAATTATTCGAGCAACAGTCCTGGCAAACGCCATACGATTTTTCCATCCCTCAAGTTTTTGTTCAAATGTTATTGGTTTTTCCTCCATTTTATTTAATTTCAAACGCGGCTCTGATAGGTCGTTTAGTTTTAATTGCGTCTTCAGGATTACCAATTACAACACCATCTTTAATTGTGAAGGCGTGTCTACTTACTAAAACAAAGAATGTTCCTTTTGGATTTTTCTTTGCAAATGTCCCGACAGTCATTTGTCTTTTCACTATTTTGTAAAGTTTGTCTACACCACTAACTTTCACTTTAACATCATAAGCCAATGAGAAAGGATATGCAAAACTTGTAGTCTTTGTACCAAGAGGGTAAACTCTCTTACCGTTAATTTCACTCATTTTTTCAGACAATTGAGCCATTTTGTTTGCAGTAAAATAAGTCCCTTTACGTGATTTTCTACCAAATTTGTTTGCAACAAATTCATGTGCAGAATCATAAGAAACTTCAAATGAAGACGCAAAAGCTCTTACAACACAATCGTTTGTTTCTGTTTTTGCAGTCAAAGAGTCAACATATCCTTTGATAGCCTTTCCTGTGGATTCATATGGTAATTTCGTCTTCATAATACAAAGATACAAAAAAAAACCTAATGAAAAAAAAATCCCCTAAACATTTTAGGGGATTTTAAATTACAAATCTTTGTATTACTTAGAATTTACTTCTTCAAATTCAACATCTGAACCATCAAATTCCATATCCCCCATTTGTTCGTTTACTTGACTGTACAAGTCTTGGGTAATTTTTTGAAACTTAACATTAATTTCGTCTGTCAAAGTTTTAACTGATTCAACATCCTTTTTAGATACCGATTCTTTCAACTTTGATAAAGTTTCATTAATTTCATTCTTTTGGTCTTCAGTAATCTTATCGCCTAAATCATTTAATGACTTTTCAACACTGAATACCGTTGAGTCTCCTGAGTTAAGGATTTCTACATCTTCTTTAGCCTTTTTGTCTGATTCTGCATTCATTTCTGCTTCTTGTTTCATCCTTTCAATATCTTCTTTAGACAATCCTGAAGATGATTCAATCCTAATTTTTTGTTCCTTATTAGTTCCTTTATCTAATGCCGAAACATTAATAATACCATTCGCGTCAATATCAAAAGTAACTTCAATTTGAGGGATTCCTCTCATTGATGGTGGTATACCATCCAAATGGAATCGACCAATCGTTCTATTATCTTTTGCCATGGTTCTTTCACCCTGTAGAACATGAATCTCAACTGAAGGTTGATTATCCACTGCGGTTGAGAACACTTGGGATTTTTTAGTAGGGATGGTTGTATTAGCCTCAATTAACTTAGTGAATACTCCACCCATAGTTTCAATTCCAAGTGATAGTGGTGTAACGTCCAAAAGAAGTACGTCTTTAACATCTCCTGCTAACACACCTCCCTGAATAGCCGCACCCAAAGCGACAACCTCATCAGGATTAACACCCTTAGAAGGTTCTTTACCAAAGAATTTTTTAACTGCTTCTTGAATAGCGGGAATACGTGTTGTTCCTCCAACTAAGATTATCTCATCAATTTCCCCAATAGTTAAGTTTGAATTTGATAACGCTCTCTTACACGGTTCAATAGTCCTTTGAACCAATCCATCGATTAGTTTTTCAAAACTTGATTTTGTTAGTGTTCTGATTAAGTGTTTTGGAACACCGTCAACAGGCATAATGTAAGGGAGATTAATCTCGGTAGAATTTGTTGACGAAAGTTCAATTTTCGCCTTTTCAGCCGCTTCACGTAATCTTTGTAATGCCATAGGGTCTTTTGATAAATCTAAACCATTTTCTTCTTTAAATTCATCAACTAACCAATTAATAATAACTTGGTCAAAATCATCACCACCTAAATGGGTGTCACCATCAGTGGAAAGTACTTCAAAAACCCCTCCACCTAAGTCTAAAACAGAAACATCGTGTGTACCACCACCACAGTCAAATACAACAATTTTCATGTCTTTAGACTTTTTATCAAGTCCATATGCCAAAGCAGCTGCAGTTGGTTCGTTAATAATTCTTTTAACTGTTAAACCCGCAATTTCACCCGCTTCTTTGGTTGCTTGACGTTGAGCGTCGTTAAAGTATGCAGGAACTGTAATAACTGCCTCAGTAACAGTAGTTCCTAAGTAATCTTCCGCGGTTTGTTTCATTTTCTGAAGAACCATTGCGGAGATTTCTTGAGGAGAGTACACTCTGTCCTCAATCGATACTTTAGGAGTGTTGTTATCACCTTTTATAATTTTATACGGGACTCTTTTTGATTCTTTTTCAGTTTCATCGAATGATGTTCCCATGAAACGTTTAATAGAATTAATTGTTTTTGTTGGGTTAGTAACCGACTGTCGTTTAGCAGGGTCACCAATTTTTCTTTCTCCACCATTCATAAACCCAACGATGGATGGTGTAGTTCTTTTTCCTTCACTGTTTGTGATAACGATAGGTTCATTACCTTCCATTACCGCGACACATGAATTTGTTGTACCTAAATCAATACCAATAATTTTACTCATATTTTTTTTTTACTTAATTATAAAAAATTTATTTATGGAGTCAAGTCCGACCCTAATCTATAAAATCTATACCAAACAAAAAAACATGACACATTGTCATGTTTTAATTTTATTATCTGTCAAAAATACTTTTTTTAGTTAGTCTCTATTGAATAAAGTCTGTTAAAATTTCTTTGTAATTTTTTACCAGCATTATTAATTCTTGGTTGTAAAATTTTCATTAATTGTAACACATGAACTGAATTTTGAATTTTTGGGTTTGGTTGTAGTTTTAAAACTTTCAAGGTCGCGTAATAATCCTCCATGAACCATTTCCATAAACTTGTTAATATACTAACTAAATAATCAGGATTATACGTTTCAATTCTTTCCACCATAGTATCAAACATAGTGTCTGCATTGAATTCTTGCATAATTTTTGACGCTATATAATATCTGTGTTGTTTAAATGTTTCAAATGGGACTCTTTCTCTAACACTATACATTTCTTGTGTCATTGCTCTCATTTCTTGTGGTTCAGAATAGTAAACCATAGTCGTAAATTCTTGCCATATATCAAAGATGTCTCTTGGTACATTATAATTTTTACCTCCTGACAACCCTAAAGCGACATTTACATAACCTGCACCAGTTTCAGCCCTCTTAAAAAACTCTAACATGTGGTTAGTTTCATGTAAAATTGTATCTCTAAGGTCAAATATTAACTCATTTTTTTCACTCTCATCAAAACCTTTAGTCATATATAATTCAAAATCAAATTTTGCGACCAAAGTTGAGTCTATTTGTTCTTTAACATATTTAGGTAATTCTTTAGGTGGTGAAGTCAGGTATGAATATTTTGAAGACTTAGGTTCTATTTGTTCAGCACCCCCTCCTGTTGCGTAAGTACCGTTTAATTGTCCTGGCGATTTAACATGTGTATAAAAATCAATTCTAATTTCTGAAATTGGGAAATCAACATATTCATCTATATTTGTTTGCCAAGCGTCTGAAAGTTCTTTTAGTGATATTATAAGTTTAGTTCGGCCATTTTCTTTTTTTTCAATCAGTTTTTCAATTAAAGGAGTTAATTTGCTCAGAATAATATTACTATATGTAATACAAATTCTGGACACCCCCATGTCTTCCTTAATTAATTTTTTTATCTGTTTTTCTTTAAGAATAATTTTCATTATTTATAAATATCTATTTTATCGGTATTCGGTAAATTGATTTTTTTTGTACCTTTGCACTATGAAGAAAAAGAAAGAACCCGTAGAACATAAGAAATGGGAGAGACGTTTTGAGGATGACGACCACATTTCTATTTGGAGATATGATAGTAAAAAAAGTATGGTTAATCCATATGAAGTAGAAATCATTTATAAAAATGATAAACCTTCTAAAGGTAGAAAAAAGGGGACTTCTAAATAACCTAATATTTATTAGTATGAAACTTATTGAGATACTATCTGAAGGGGTAAACAAAAAAGAAATGTTGAAACATTTCCAAGTTATGGGTATCCATAAAGATGAAGCCGAGGAAAGATTAGAAGAGTTAATTGAATACGTTAAAAATTTACCAGACCCTGTTAAACTTTATAGAATTTTAGTTGTAGATAGTAAAGATGATATTAACACAGAAGAACTTGGGTCTCACTATTCTACAAGTAGAAGAGATTTAATATCCTCACACAGTTATTTAACAGGTTCAGGTGAAAAATACTTTTTGGTTAGTGTTAACGCACCAAAAAAATTAATTGATATGAAGGAAACTATTGTTAATAACATTTTATACCCTAATGAAAATGAGATAACTTTAAAGAAAAAGGGTAAGGGTGTTGAGATAGTTTCTATTAGAAAATTATAAAAAGGGAAGTTTAATCTTCCCTTTCTTTTTTAGATAAACTCTAACTCGTTGGTTTTTGGATTCCACTCAACAGTCAAAGGTTTGTTATCGTAGGTATATCTTTCACCTAAAACGGAAGCATTAATGAAATGAGTAGTACCATCAAAAACATAACCATGACCTGAATGAATATGACCACAAACATGAATTTTTGGTTTAACGGTTTTAATTCTTTCAGTTAATAATTCACACCCCAAGTGAGTTGTAGTACCCATTATAGTGTCAACAAATCCCCAAGCAGGTCCGTGAGTAATAAGAATATCAGTATTCATAGGAATCATATCCCACTTGTATTTCAAACTTTCCCCATTTCGAGGTAGATTAAACGCCCAATTATAGAATTCAGGTTGCCACGGACTACCCCAAACTTTAATCATATCTTCATAATTTTCACCAATCATATGGAGTTCATCCTGAAGATAAGTTACTGTACCATAATTACTTAAAATTTCTTTTGTCTGAGCAGGGTGGTCTTGGAATCCCCAATCGTGATTCCCTGCGATAAAAATTTTTGTTTCGTAGTTATCCAATTTGTTAAACCACTTACAGAAACTTTCAATCTCGTGTTTATAACCCATAGAAGACATGTCTCCAGCATGTATCAACAAATCTCCACCAGGTAAATCACTAGTGATAAGATTATGTTTGGTATGGGTATCAGAAATAAATGTTATTTTCATTTTCTTACTTTTTTATGTCACGATAAACGCAACTGTTGTTACTAAGGCAAACCATAATATAATTACGATTACATCCCAACCTAATTTAAATTTCATATACAAATATAATGTTTTTTTTTAATCCCACCAACGTTCAATATTATTTTCCATTAATTTAAAAAGTATTCTTCTTGCTCGGTTATGATTTTCGTGACTCATTCGTATCGCAATACCTTTTTTATCCTCATCAGGATATTGTTTTAAAATTGCTTTATATACTAAAGGGTACTTTTTAAAATACGCGTCATAATCTTCCCATTTCTCTACAATATCAAGTTGTTTAAATTCAGGATTTTCACAATCAATCCAGTTGTAGTCTGACTCGTGATAGTCCATAAATTCACTACCATAATACTCTTCCTTCACCTTCTCCATTAACCTAACACAAGTCATCATAATCTCAGCATCTCTTTTTGCACGAGTGTGAAAACCTCTATCTCCAATATATTTTGATTGAAATTTAAGTTTTTGAATCATTAAAACCCAAATAAAGTGGTGGTCCCAATCTCTATCCTTCCAAATTGTGGGAAACCATCTCCAAAGATTTTTAACACCACGAGCAAATTCCTTGTGCATATATTTAGCATCGAATTTCCACCAAATATATATTTTTTCAAATATGTT